TATGAACAAAAGGCCGACGATATCTCTTTCTTACGGTGCTGGCGTCAACTCAACCGCACTCCTCGCCCTTGTTTTCCTCGGAAGGCTTCCAGCGCCGGATTATGTCGTTTTCTCTGACACGGGCGTCGAATGGCCGGGGACATACGAATACATCGATTATATTGAGGGGGAGTTAAAGAGGCGGGGTTATCCTGGGTTGATATATTTAACCGGCGGGAAGTTTAGCCCGGCGGGGAAAACTTTGCTGGAGCATTGCCGGGAGAAGGGGTATATCCCGAGTTATCGCAGTAGATGGTGTACGGGTTATTGGAAGCGCGTCCCATTAGTAAGATTCGCTCGTGCTATGGGGGTTGATGAGCAATGGATCGGGATTTCTTCCGATGAATTCCACAGGGCGAAGCCTCGCAAGGGGTATCGGTATCCGATTGTAGAGATGGAGATGACGCGGAATGATTGCCGTCGGGTTATACGGGAGGCGGGTTTAAGGGTGCCACAGAAGAGCGGATGTTATATTTGCTCGATGCAGAAGAGGTCTGAATGGGTAGAGTTGAGGCGTCGATACCCAGAGTTATTTCAGATTGCCGTTGATCTTGAAATTACGGCGGCAACTGACAATGAGGAAAATCAAAATTTTACCTTTATTGACGGATGCCGCGTCTCTGACTATGTTGGCGATCTGCATTTACAGGGGGTGCTATGAACAAAAGGCCGGCCATTATTGACCGTCTAAAGGCGACCCCGATTTTATCCGTTGAGCAAATAGCGAGATATAGCGGGCCGACAGAAATCCGAATCCAGAACACCAGCCTTGACCCCGACAGATCGCCGGCGCGTTTCGAGCCATTCCAGGATCTGGGGCCGGGGAAAATGCCCTGGTCCGGATATGATTACATCCGGGTCCAGGCGCAGCTGGCGACGGCGGAAGCGACGGCGACGATCAGGTTTCCCACCGGGGCGCTTATTGAAGGGGCGGCCGGATGGTATTTTAGCCTTGAGGTCCGCCGGTTTCGGCCATCACTTCCAAGCTTGGGCGTTTTTATCGGCCGGCGCATGGAATGGCTGCATGGCGAATATTTCGGCCAGCCCGAAGATGGGGACATGCGGATTAAAATCTGGCGGAGGGACGCCCCCCAGGGGGTGGCGATTTTTCGAATTGAGGAGCTGATGATCGGATGGGGGCCAAAATGGACAAAATGGAATGAATAAGAACGCTGAAAACGAGCGGCGGGAAATTGCCAGGCGCCTTTATGCCCTGGAATATAACGACAGTCTGTCGAGATATTTTAGGGTCGGCCACACCGACCCAACCGGGGCCCCCTGTTTAAAATCACGAATTTTGAGGATTCCCCGGGTCATCGGCCTGATGGTTATGGCGGCGATCCGGAGGGTCCGGGGAGTATTGTAAAATGCCAATCGCCGGGATCGCTGTTTCAATGGGGATTGTTTTGATTATTCTGGGCCTGATCATACTTGCAGAGAAGACGATCAGGGATATTCAAAAATGGCGGACCGAAGAGGACCGCCGGCGGGCGGATGCCGGCCGGGAGCCGTTGCCATATCGAGAAATTAGCCCGTTTTTATGGCCGGACGAAGATTTTTTTACATCCTGGAGGGATGAATAAATGCAAATAACTTACAACGACGGACGGAAGGAATCCAGCCGGCACAAGGACCTGGACGAATTATTCGAGCGGGCCCGGGAGGCGGCGGAGGATCCCCAGGTTTCGAAAATTGTCATTCGGCCGCGGATCCCGAAGAAACGCCGGCCGCGGGTCCCCAGGACAAAGGCCTGATCAATGGGGAATAAAGTCGATCGCCATCCCAGTCCATTGGGATATTTGCAGGACGACGTCGCCCGGCTGCTGACGTTGAGCCGGGCTGTTCGACGGGGCGGGGATTGGTTTGATTTGCCGGGCGGGGGCCTGCACTCTACCCCCGCGATCCCGGCCAACATCGAGCCGGAGATTATCAAGGCCATGATTGATTCCATCAGCCCCATGACCGAATCCCGGGTCCGGGAAATAGTCCGGGATGAGTTGCTGGATTTCCGGATCCGGGGGATTCGGGCGGATCCGCTTTTCAGGAAGATTTTAAAAGAGATCGGATGACGTGAAAATCAAACTTTCCCGGCGATTCATCCCGCTATTGAACCGGGCCAGCCGATACCTGCTACTTTACGGCGGCGCCGGATCCGGGAAATCGGAGTTTTGCCTGCGGAAGGTTTTTTTACGCTGCGCGGACGAAGGGGATCATCGATATTTAATCATCCGGAAGGTCCGGAATTCATTAAAGCAGTCCTGCTGGCAGGCATTCATTGAATTTTTCGAAGAGAACGGGATCCCATACAAGCAGAACAAAACCGACTTGACCATAAAGATATCCCCGCCAGGCGTAAAGCCCAGCACTTTAATATTTTGGGGCCTGGACGATCGGCTGAAACTAAAATCAATCAAGCGGATCACGTCCGTCTGGATCGAAGAGGCGACGGAGTTGACGGAGGATGATTTTACCCAGATTGACCTTCGACTGCGGGACGTCGTCCCCGGATATCGGCAGATCCTAATGTCGTTTAATCCGGACGAGGCGGCCGGCGCCTGGATCCGGGATTTGTTTTTCCAGGATTCTATGCCGGCGGATTACAGCGGACCGGGCGTATATCCGGATTCGTATTTACATCATTCGACGTTTCTGGACAACCCGATAAAAGAGATCCGGGAATCATACCGGGCTGTTTTGGACGCCCTGAAAGATCCGACGACCAGGAAAATCTATGCCCTGGGCCAATGGGGCGCGATCAAGGGGCTGTTTTACACCTGGCCGACCGAACCCCTGCCCAGCCTTGACCCAGACTGGTATGATGAAATCGTCAAGGGCGGGGATTGGGGGTTTTCCGTAAACGAAACCGCGGTCGTCAGAGTTTACAGGAAGGGCTTGGTTTTCTGGCTCGAGGAACTGTTATACAAGCCTGGGCTGGGCAACAAAGCCATTGACGAACAGCTGCGGGAGATCCCGGGATACGATCCAGAGCGCCTGGAGGTCTGGGATTCGGAGGACCCGAAATCGATCGCCGACATCCAGGGGATGGGCCATAATGCGGTCCCAGCCCTAAAGCCGCCCGGATCTGTGGAGTACGGGATCAAGCTGCTGCAGAGCCTGGACATCCGGATCGTTGAGGGCTCGACCAACATCGAGAAAGAAAGGCGGGGATACAAGGCGGCCGTCGACGCCCAGGGTCGATCAACGGGAAAGCCCGTAAAATTTAAAGATCATTTTATGGACGGGTCCCGTTATGCTATAACGTATATATGGATCAAGCACCTGGCGCCATATGCCCAGAAGGGCCGGGCGATTTCCCAGCCGGCGAAAAAACAGATCGAGGACCGGCTGCGGGAGGACCGCAGCGCCAGGCCGGTTTCGATTTCCCAGCTGCGGCAGCCGCCCAGCGAACAAGAGGAAGCCGGCGACAAAAAAGAGAAAGAGGCAAAGGGGAGGAAGCATGGCACCCAAAGGGGACGAGCGGTCTATTAAAAAAACCGTCGCCGATGCCGGCCGGACAGGCCGGGCGGTAACATTTTTAAAAACCAGCCGGGGGATTTTCCCGACGTCCGTTTTGAAGACGGCGGCGAAGGGGGAAAAGGGAAGCCGCCAGGTCGAGCCGTCAAAAAGATTTTTAAGGGCCGACAGCCTGGTCCCGTTTCCGTTTTCCGTCAAGGAATTATTGGAGCTGCAGGCGAACTGTAGTTATTTCGCCAATTGCACCAGGACGGTCGCCCAGGACGTCGCCGGGTCTGGGTTTGTCTTCGAAAGCAAAGACCCGAAAAAGAAATTACCGGATAAGATCAAAGCCGACCTGGAGGCTTTTTTTACGGGGGTCAATGCCCAAAACGAAACCCCAGCGGCGATTTTAGAGCGGGCGATTGATGATCTGATGTCGATCGGATGGGCGGGGATCGAGGTCGCCAGGGAGGGCGACAACCCAAGCGGGCCGCCGGTGGCGATTTTCCACATTCCAGCCCACACTCTGTATTTTCATGACAGCGAGACGAAATATTGTCAAGTACGCGGCCAGGCGAAGGCCTGGTTTAAGCCATTCGGCGCCACATATGACATTGATTGCAAAACCGGAAAAGAGGGCGGCGAAATCCCAGCCGACCGGCGGGCCAATGAGGTCATATTTACCCGGCGGTATTCCCGGCTTTCCGACCTTTACGGCGAGCCGCCGATTTTGCCGGGGGTCGGCGCGGTGATGGGAATGATCGGCGTCCGGGATTACAATCTTTCGTTTTTCGAAAACTACGGGGTCCCAGCTTGCCTGATCACCATCGAGGGCCGATGGGAGGAAGGGACAGCGGATGCCATTTTAAAATTCATGTCCGAGGAAATCCGGGGGACCGAAAACGCCCACCGGACCATGGTCCTGGAGGTCCCCGACGAGGGGAAAGTTGAAATGGTCCCGCTTTCAACCGAAATCAAAGAGGGATCATTCCGGCTGATTCGAAAGGATCACAGGGATGAGATCCTGGCGGCCTACAAAATGCCCCCCTATAGGATCGGGATCGCGGAAGTCGGGGCTCTGGGCGGGTCGACGGCGCCGGAGTCAACCAAAATTTACAACAGCGCCATGATCGCCCCGTTGAAACGGGACCTGGCGGCCATGTTGACGGCTACCCTGATCAGGGACGGGATGGGGTTCGATGACGCTGTGATGAAATTCCAGCCGATGGATTTAAGGAACCTGGATGCGGCCGTCGAGCGATGGTCCAAACTTTTTGCGATGGGGGTCATAAACGCGGAATACATCGCCCAGGCCCTGGGGGACGTGCCCACCGGCGAGCCCCACATGAAAACCTATTATGTCTCGAACCAGTACGTTGAGGCCGGCGAGGCCTTGCCAACGGAAAAGCGGGACATCGAGGCGGAAATCGCAGCCATTCACGGCCGGATCCAAAAACGGGATGCCGAGGTCGCGACCATAAACAAGGAATCCCGGGCCCTGATTCGATCGATGGCCGACCGGGTCCGGAAAATAGAGTCGAAGGCCCTGGGCGACCCCGGCCCCGGCCGGCGCGAAAAGGTCGCGGTCGGAAAGGGGCGCACGAAAGAATGAAAATCAGGCGGGGGTTGATGCGGGAGGCGTCCGTTATATGGTCCGTTGGGTTTTTAGTTGCATTCACGACTGGGAAAATCGGGACCAAAACGGAGCTGGCGGTCCTGCTGGCCGTCGGCCTGGTCCTGTTCCGCCTGGCGACCTGGCCGCTGCCGGCCCGGAAGCCGCACTCTACCCCCGCGATGAAGGACGGCGAAGAAAAGAAAAATGAAAGGGGGCCCCATGGGGACGCCTGATTTTATGACCATCGGCGTGATGCGGTCTGGGACTTCCACGCTTTACAGAATGCTCGAGGCACACCCAGCCCTGCAGGCACCACATCACAAGGAAATCAATTTTTTCTGTGATGATACATTCAAAAATACGAGCCTTTCACATTATCGCGGACTGTTCCCAGATCCGCAGCCGGGGAAATTGAGATTTGAGGTTTCCCCGTTTTATTTCGGATACCATCAGGCGCCGGCCAGGATCAAAAAGCACATTCCCGAGATTCGGCTTTTCATCATCCTGCTGCGGGATCCGATCCGGCGGGCCTGGTCGGAATTCACGGTCCGGCGCGGGGAAACGGCGGCCACATTCAACGCCGAAAGCCGGCTGCTGCGGCGGGGATTCTATGATGAGGATCTGGCGGCCTGGTTTGCCGTTTTTCCGAGAGATCAATTTTTGATCTGGGGGGCGGAAGAATTTTTTGAAAACCCCATGGGCCTGATTATGGCGATCGAGGACAGGCTTTACCTGGCCCAGAAATGCCCCCGGGACTTCCGATGGGATACCTATTTTTGGGACCCCATGGAACACCGGCGCCGGCGGAAGGGGCGCGGATATCCGGCCATCCCACCCCAGACATTCAAGCGCCTGCGCGAGATTTATCAGCCGCATGTCCGGAGATTAAAGGAAATGACCCATCGCAATTTTCCACGATGGGAAAAATATTAAAACGGAGGGAAAATGCCAATTCTCATTGAAATCGAAACCCCGGCTGGGAACAGGTCGGCCTATGCCATCAAGGGGTCCTGGCGGACATTCAAGGACCAGGTCCTGGAGCGGGATCCGGAAAATTTCATCGAAAGCCAGGATTTCAGACACGGACACCAGGTCCTGATCGGGACGGATGCCAACAATCAACTGAAATACGCCCGGGAGATTTCGGCGGCCGAACTGGAGCAGATGGAAAAAGAGGCGAAAGAGGAACAGGCCCGGCGCCGGGCGATGCGCGGCGGGGGGCGGATATCGGCACCGCAGGGGATCATGCCCCTAATGCCGGGAACAAAAAAAAGGAACTAAAAAATGATCGGCGCCGGGCCTACCGCGGCAACGCTTGGGATGGATTCCGACAAATTTATCAAAAGGGTCAGCCAGGCCCGGCGCCGAAAAATCTGGCAGAGATATCATCGGCTTTTAAATAAAAACGAGCCAACCCTGCGGAAGGCGACAAGAGAATTTTTCAAGTTTGCGATCGCCGAAGTCAAGGAGGCGGGGCGGACGGCCCGGGCCAAGTCGACGCCGACAAAAACGGTCAAGGCGCTGCTGGATTGGGACGACTTCGAAGCCGCGGCGACCCGGATTTTTAAGCCGGCCATGCTCGAGGTCCTGGGCGAGGGCGGGAAGGCCACGGTCGAGCAGGGCATGTTCAAGCGGGATTATTTCGACATGATCAATGAATCAGCGACGGCCTGGTCAGCCGGCCATGCAGCAAAGCTGGTAACATCGATCACAAAGGAATTAATGGGGACTATCCGGGGGATCGTCGTCAGCGGGGTCGAGAGCGGCGCCGCACTCTGGCCCTATATCCGGGCCCTGGAGCCAATAATTCCCCTGCTGCCCAAACATGCCCAGGCGGTCGTAAACATGGGCGCCCAGATGACAGCGGACGGATTCACGGCCAGCGAGGTCAAGGCGGCCATGGATGCCAGGGCCCGGCGCCTGCTGCGATATCGGGCGGCGATGATCGCCCGGACGGAAACGGCGTTTTCCTTGATTGAGGGCCAGCGCCAGGGGTTCAAGCAGATTGGGATAAAAAAAGTTATCTGGATCGCCGATATGTCGGAGGACTGCTGCGAATATTGCCAGGATCAAAACGGATCGGTTCACAACATTGACGAGATCGAGGGATTGCAGCCGGCACACCCCCATTGTGAGTGTACCTGGGCGGCCTATTATGGGGACGATGGCCCGGATCTGACGCCAAACCAGAAAATGACGGACCGGATCTGGAAGGACGCCCAGAAAAGCGGCGGAAAAATTGAGTATGCCGGGGCCATGGACGCCCAGGGGAAAACCCTGATATACAAAAAAGGCGCGTCCGATCATGTAAATTTCACAGACGCGGAATCGAAGAAGATCAAGGGCGCCAGCGTATTTTCTCATAATCACCCCAACGGGACGGCGTTTTCAGGCCCCGATTATATGTTCGGATCCGTCCAGGATGTCAAAACCATGCAGGTCATCACCGAAAAAGGCGTCTGGCAGGCGATCAGGCCGGCGGGCGGCTGGCCGGCATGGCAGACGATAGGGGCGGATTACAAGGCCATTGACGGCATCGCGTTTAATAAATTCAAGCCAAAATATGACCGTCTGGTTTTAGCTGGCATGCCGAGGCAGGAAGCGGCCGTACTTGTCCAGAGGGAACACACCCAATTTATAAACGAAGAGCTGGCCAAGATGCATAATTTTAAATTAGAATTTATAGATAGGGACGATTTTGGGGGCTACTGATGAAAAATATTCACGACATGACGGAAAAGGAACGCCTGGAGGCGATCCGAAAGGGGCGCCTGATCGACGATCGAGAGGTCGCACCGGGCCGCAACCCATACGAGGAAGAAAAAAAAGACGATCGGAAGGGCCGCAAGAAATGAAGCGGATCGGAGCGAAAACGAAAATCAAAATAATCCAAGCGGCGCAGGACGGGAAGTCGGCCGCCTGGATCGCCGATCAGGTGGGCGTTTCCCAGGCTTACGTTTACCAGGTCGCCAATAGGGTCGGGATAAAATTCGATCGGCAGAAAAAGGCCAAGGGGACATACAGGGACCCCGGCTGGCTTTCCCGGCAAATCCGGGCGGGGGTCACAGCGGAACAAATCGCGGAAAAAACCTGTACTCGGATCGAAACGGTCAAGGGATATATCCGCCTTTACAAAATAACGGCGCCGGCGAAAACGGAGGCGGGGCCGATCCGGGTCCCCATCGACGTCCCGGTTTATTCATCCGTAAAAAAAGGCCTGGTTTATCTGGCCGGCGCATATAATCGGATCCCGTCGGAGGTCCTCGAGGACGCCCTGATCGAGTATATGCTTAAACATAAATTCAATCCGTTTTCCATGCCGGCCGATTGGGACCCGAAGGCGATCAGGCAGAGCCGGCCGGTTCGGCCCAGGGTCCCCCGGGGGGAGGGCTGATGGCCTGCGGAAAGCAGAACCCGGCCAAGCGATACGTCACCAACCCGAAGACGGGGGCCCGGGAATTGAAGGGCGCCCTGGTCAGGCGGAAGACGTGCCCGGTTTGCGGATCTGGGATGATCGCAGTCCCGGCCTGCGCCCATCTCAGCCGGCGCGGATGGGCCACAATGCTTATTTGCGTAAAGGCCGGATGCGGGAAAAAGAGGGGATATGAGCGCAAAACCACCTAATTATTTTTTGTTGGCGCTGGCGACCGTTTCGGTCGCGGCCATGCTGGCGGTCAGGATTGGGGGCGGCCAGGCGGAGCCGGTTTCTACCATCGAGAAAATCAGCCGGCAAATAAACCGGACCCGTCAGGTCCTGGTCAGATATCAGGCCAACGAGCCTGGGACGATCTGGGCGGAGGGCCCCAGGAACCAGGACGGCGCGGAATTTTCCATCGCCTTATTCGCCCGGGCCGGCAGCGGGCGCCCCGTCAAGACATTTTCCGTCAAGATCACATATGACACAGAGGCCCTGGATTTCATCCGGGCGCAGAGGGGGAAGGAAACTGCGGCATGGGCTGGGGTCGGCGCGAATGAAGCCAGCCCGGGGGAAGTTACAGCCGGCGGATATACTGGAGAGCCAGCCGGCGCCATCAAGCCGGTTTCGATCGGGGAATTATGCGTTTTGCGATTTTTGAGGAAGACGGACGGTCGGGTCCGGGTTGACATCTGGACAGAGCCGGACGAGGGGGGTCTGCAGCCGGAAAATCAAATTTTCTGGATGCGGCCGACAAAATAATCGAGGAGGCGAAGCGGAGGAGAACAAAAAAATGATGATCGAGGACGTGACGGTCCAGGCCCTGCGGGAGGCCGTCGAGAAATCGACCGACAGCGAATTGAAGGATATCCGCTATCGGTTTATTTGCATGTATCGGAAATATTTCGAAGGGTCCCAGGATTCCGTCGCCGTCATCAAGGCGATGGGGGAAGAAACGGAATTGACCCGGCGGGATTTTTTTCGGAAATACGCCATCCTGGTCAAAGAGATCCGGGGGCGCGGCGTCCGGATGAAAGAAACGAGCCTGGACAGGGAGGCATTCAAAAAGGCCCTGCGCGGGATCGATCCGGCGGCACTCGAGGATTACAAGATCACCGACGGCGCGGTTTCGATTACCGGGGATTTTTTGAAATCCGCAGCCGCGGCCGAGGTCGTCATGGTAAGCGCCAACGTCCCAGAGGGACTACGGACCGGAGAGGTCGCCGCCTGGATCGAGAAAGCGATCGAGGGGGAAACGGGGAAAGCCGTCATGTTGGAATTTTCCGACGCGGCGCCGGCCGGCGATCACATGCCGATATTTGACATCATCCTGGCCAAGCGGGGCGACATTGGGAAGCGCGGCCCGGAGGCCGACCCCGAGGTCGAGCATATATGCAAATACTGCGACGCCCCGGCCCGATGGGCCTACACTTGGAATGATGGGCGGGAATTCATTCCGGTTTGCCACAAACACCGGATAAAGGCCCGGGGGGAATTTTTGAAGGCCCGGGCCCCGGAATGCATGGTCCGGAAGATCGACGACGTCAAGCCGGGGGCCCAGGTCCGGACAGAGATCCGGAAGCCCTATCCCAGCGAACACTCCGCCCGGCTGCAGGACCCCCACCAGTTTGACATCTTCCGCCGGACCCGAGGCGGGAAGGTCTGGGGGGTCGACGTCCCGAAGACGATCGGCGTCATCTGGGCAAAGACGAAGGCCGGCAAAATCCAGCCCCAGGCCCTGCGATTCCCCAAGGACAAATGGACAGCGGCCGAGGCCAGGGCCTGGCTCAAAGAAAACGAGGTCAAATATCAGAATTTCGAGCCGGCGGCCAAGGTCGCAAAACAGGCGGCGCCAGAACCGGACGAGGCGGCCAAAGAAACCGCCCTGGTTTTTATCCGGGATCATTGGGAAACCTTTACTGATTACGAGCGGCGCCTTGCCGGAAGCGGCGACCAGGCTGGGAAGTTATTCGGCCGGGTCGACCTGCCCGGCGAAGCAATCGAGGTCTGGGCCTCGCCGCATTATATGTATTCGATGCCGGGATATGATGACAAATGGCTGGTCGAGCTGCGATTCCCAGCCGACACCTGGCCGGAAAGCCGGGTCCGGGATTGGGCGGAAGAGAATCACGTCGAGCCGATCCACGTCGAGCCGGCCCGGACGGATGATTTCAAAAAGGCCGAATTCAAGATCCTGAAAACGGACGAAGATCGGCGCCTGGTCGGCGGAATTGTTTATGAGCCGATGGCGACGGATACCCAAGGGGATTACACGACCGCCGAAGAGATCGACAAGGCCCTGGTCAAATTCATGGAGAGATACGCCAGCGGCGGGGGGAAATTAAAGGTCATGCATAAAGGGCGGGCTTTCAATTTCCCGGTAATTGAATGTTTTCAGCCGGACGAAGACATCCAGAAAGGCGGCCAGAAAATCAAGGCCGGCGCCTGGTGGCTAATGATCAAGATTAATTCGGACAAAGTCTGGGGAGCGATCAAGGCCGGGGACCTGACCGGATTTTCGATGGGGGGATCGGCGGCGGTCGGATAACGGAGGCAGGTTGAACAAATTCAAACGGTGGAAGCTGCGGCGGGATTTCACGCGGGCGGCCCGGATCCTGCGGGCCCTGAATAAAACCCTGGCGGATAAAAATATGCCCCGGGCCCAGCGCCGGCAATTCTGGCGGGATTTTTACGCATCGCCGGCCAGGCGGGAGGTCATAATTGACGACCTGGTCAAATCCCTGGGGCGCCGGCGCAGAAAGCCGAAGAGGCCGAAAGCCATCCCATCGGCCGCATCGAAAGCATAAACCGCCGTATACGGCGGCAGACGAAAGGGAAGCATGCAATCACAATTTGACGGAGAGGGTTTTTTTTGGATTATAGGATTGAGAAGATCTGGGACGTCGATCCTGCGGCGGCTGCTGGCCGCATCGCCGAACATCGGCCCTGTTCTATTTGAGCCGCACCCGTTATTTCACGCCATCGGCATGAATCACCTTGACCGATTCAAGGCCCAGGGATATGTCCAGAAAATCCTCCAGGACTACACGGCACAAAAAAGGCCTGGGAAATGGATCGGGGCCAAGCTGGCGATAAATCCCGGCGCCGGCGGGCTTGAATGGATCTGGCTACCCCTGACGTTTAAGGGGTCGAAAATAGTTTTTGTCACCAGGGGGATCCGGGAAACCTGGCGTTCATATGAAGCCGCCGACCGGGACATCGTCCGCGGGTTCGTTCCCTGGACGGCCTATCAGCCGGCGGCGGAATTTACGGTCGCCCGATTCCGGCAGCACATCAAGGAACACCCAGCCGACGCCATCGAGGTCAAGTATGAAAACATCCTGGCCGATGTCGACGAGGCCCTGCGGCCGGTTTTCGAGTTTTTAAAGGCCGCGGTCCCGACAAGCCTGGCCCGGATGATCGAGCGGCCGAAGTTTTTACCAGGGGAGGCCCAGACCGCCGGGCGAAAGGAAAGCGATGGACAAAAAAAATAACGACGCGGCGCCGGCGGGGAACCTGCAGTCTACCCCCGCGAAGCCAGCGAAAGACCCCGGGATTGTTTGGATCGATGGGATCCGGATTAACCTTTACCTGGTCGAGATCCTGGGAATTGAAAACGGGAATATTATCGTTTTTCGAATGGCGTCCGGGAAGGCGGTCGCATTCACAGACGGGAAAGATCGATGCCGGGAAATCCAAGCCGCCGGCCTATATGACCTGATTTCCTTTCTTACGGGCCCCGATTGGGGCCGGCTTTTCGATTGGATCCGATCGATAAAACACCAGGAACACGAATTAATCACATCCCCAATATTCGAATTACCAAAACCTGGCATGTAGAAATATTTGACAAGCCGGGCCCGACGGCTTATTTTTTAATCAGACGCCTAAGATCCGGCGATCGATAAATCGCCAGGTCGGAAGGCAGAGAGGGCCGGCAGCAGCCGGCGCCCCGCTCTGGCATTCCGGACCAGGACCGGCCGGGAATGCCCCCACCAAGCGGGGATTCACCAAGCCATGAAACCCGGATCACGAAAGGGAGATTTTCATGGCGCGAAAATTGAAAGACATCGATGTTGCAGAGATCAGCCTGGTCGATCGAGCTGCGAATCGAAAAAAATTTTTCATCATCAAGCGAGGACATCCAATGGACAACCTTATCAAGTTTTTGAAGAAAGTTTTTGGGAACGAAGAAATCACCGACGCCCAGGTCGAAGCCGTCAATAAAATGGAACAGGCCCGGGCGGATTCCGTTTCCGAGGCTATGGCCGAAATCGAAAAGTATCGGGATGACATGCCCGAGAAATACGAGGCGGCCATCGCCACCCTGGCCAAACTGGCCACTATCGACCCGATCACCCTGGACGCCGATCCCGAAAACGTCGTCGATATCCTGACCGACGTCGAAAAGGCCGGCGCCCGGCTTTCCAAGGCAACGATCAGCCAGCTTAAAAAGGCGGCCGAAATCATCGGGAACCTGATCACCGACGCCGAGAAAAACGTCAGTAAGGGCCATGACGGCCTACCCGATGACGTGAAAGCCGACCTGGAAGAGCTGGCCCGGCTGCGGACCGAAAAACGGGAAGCCGCGAAAAACAAGGCCGACGCCGAAAAACAGGCCCTGCTGGACAAAATCGAAAAGATGGAAAAGCAGATTAAGGACCTGCAGAAAGGCGGATCGAAACAGGCCAAGGATGGCGACGACGACGACAAAAAGGCCAACGTCAAAAAGGACGAAACCCCGGCCTGGCCGTCGATTACCGGCGCCGAGGACGAATAATCGGGGCGAAATCCAGAAAGGAAAAACACAATGCGAAATCTTTTAAAACGGGTCAAGATGAACAAATTCAACTTGATCTCGATGCCGACGATAGACCTGGATCCGGAAGAGGCCGACCGCTTCCTGGATTACATGGTCGATGAGTCCGTCATGAAGGACTACGCCCGGATCATCCGCATGGGGAAACCCGAAAAGCGGATCCGGGCGCTGGGATTCGGAAACGGACGCTTTCTGTATCCGGCGACCGCTTTCGACGAGACGAAGTACAAGAAACAATGGGCCCACAACACCATTACTTTATCGACCAAAAAGGTCCGCGGATGCATCGCTGTCTACGATGACGACCTGGAAGACAACCTGGAAGGGAACGCTTTCGCCGATCACCTGATGCGGATCGTCGCCGGCAAGATCGCCAATGAGCTGGAAGAGGCATTTTACATCGGGGACACCCACTCCCTGAATGGCTTCGGCGCGGACGACATCCGGAGCCTGTGGGACGGATGGCGATATCAGATCGTTTATGGCCAGACCAGCGGCCAGGCCTATTACAACGACGTTTCCGGCGGATCCAAGGTCCTCAACGCCTGCGAATGCGAAAGCGGGACGGATTGCCCCAGCGGGGTCGACGACCCGGACGCCTGGTTCGAACTTCCCGGAAAGATTATGGAACAGCATACCAGCGCCCCCTACGGCTGGGAGTGCAAGTACCACAAAATGATCAAGGCCATGCCCAGCAAGTACAAGGTCCGGAACGGCCTGGCCAACATGAAGTTTTTGAATTCCGACCTGGTGACACAGGACTATCTCGAGGCGCTTTCCGAGAGAGGGACCGCCCTGGGCGATGCGGTGTTTACCGGCAAAGTCACCCCCCAATATGGACGGGTCGGGATTCTGGACGTGCCCCTGATGCCGACCAACCTGGGATCGCCCCTGGACACCGAGGACGGGCTGCTGGGGGAAGGCGATTATACTGACGTCCTGCTGACCCCGAGGGGGAACCTGATCATCGGTCTGCAGCGGGACATCAAAATCGAAAGCCAGCGGGTCGCGGCGGACGAGGCCACTTATGTTTATTATTCCATGAGGGCCGACCTGGCCATCGAGAATATAAACGCGGTGGTTTTCCTCCGTTGCCTGGAACACGCCTGTTAAAGGGGCCCCAATGAGCGCCAAAGCCATAAACTACGGCCGAACGCGATCCTTTCCCACGGTCGCCGGAAATATCCGGATGCCCCGCGGGATCGAGGTCGACATCGAAAACCCGGAAGCCGCCCGGGAGCTTTCCGAATATCCCAACGTCCAGGTCAAGGACCTGGCGGGCGCTGCGCCCAGAAAAGTTGATTATTCGAAATACACCATTCAGCAGTTGCGGCAGATCGCCGGCGGGCTGAAAGTCAAAAAGGCGTTTTTTATGAAAAAAGACGTCCTGGTCGCGGCGCTCGAGGAGAGGAGCTAACAATGAGCAAAGTATTTTCGGACGAAAATTTTCCCCATTCCGGGGTCGGGTCCAATCAGGCCGAGCTTTACATCCGGGACCTGTACTTCCTGAATTATCACATCAACCATGACAAATGGAACGTGATCAAGATGCATGACGTCATCGACGCCCATCGATTCGTCGATGATTTCTGCTGCGGTGAGGTTTCCGGCTGCTGGTCGATTACCACGACCGAAGAGGGCCAGGGAAGCGCCGCCGAGGCCTGCGCCAACCTGGCCGGCGGCGTCCTGACTCTGACCAATGCGGCCGCCGACAACGATTCCGACGAGCTGCAGCAGGACTGCGAATGTTGGAAGCTGGTCAACGGATATCCGGCGTATTTCGAAATCCGGTTTAAGGTTTCCGATGGCCTGCAGTCGGACGTCTGGTTCGGCCTGGCCACAGGGACCGGCGGCTGGTTTGTAGGGGTCGATGATTATGTCGTTTTCCGAAAGGACGACGGCGACCGAAATATCGATTTCGTGACCTGCGCGGATTCCGTCGAAACCGAAGTCGACACCGGCCAGGACCTGGCGGATCTGACCTGGACCCGCCTGGGCTTTCATTGGGACGGCGAAGACACGGTCCGCTGGTTTGTCATTCAGGACGGCGACGCCCCCCAGACGGTCCTGGCGACCGGCAAGGTTACAACCAATATCTGCCAGGACGAGGAAATGGCCATCGGATTCGGGATCCGGAACGGAGAGGCGGTGGCCAAGGTCATGTATATCGATTACGTCAAGGGCGCCCAGAAACGGGTCATCGAATAACCCGGACGGTCGAGGCATGAAGTCAACCGATGGGGCGGGGGGAATGTTCCCTCCGCCCCGTTTTTTATAGCGGGAGGGCGGCATGGCGGCAAGCGGAAACTATATATCAGAGGCCGACGTTGATTCTTGGCCCAGCGGCCTGGACGAGGCCGGCAAGCAGGAAATAATCGATTTCTGCGAACAGCTGGTCGAGAAAATCACCGGGACCTGGTTTTACAAAAAGGCCCTGGATTTCAAACAAAACGGGAGCGGGCGGAACCGATTGACCGTCAGGATCCCGGCCCGGCTGGTCGACGTGACTGCTGTCCACCTATGCGGGATCGAACTTGACCCCAGCTGGTACGGATTCGACGATGATTCCGTTTTTCTGGATCTGTGCGGATCCGGGGTCGTCGTCGGGGATCCCGAGATTTACTACAGGATTTCCCAGGAAGACGAGAGGGGGCTTTTTCCCCGGGGGCTGAATAATATCCGCATCGTCGGATATTCTGGATATTCGTCTGTTCCAGAACCCATCAAAAAATGTATCGAGTTTTTAATTGACGCTTATAACGCCGGCGAACTGGAAACCAGCGCCGTCGGCGCCTTCAAATCCGAGAAAATTGGGGATTATTCATATACAAAAGGGTTGACCGGATACGCGGCCGGCGGGGTTTATACGGGGATCGATCGAGTCGATGCGATTCTCCGCCATTACATCAAGCAGAAAAAGCCGATCATGGGGGCGGTGTAATGGACAGAAAAACCAGCCTTCCCGGCGCGGATCCGAAGCGGCCGGCGCCAGAAAACGATTTGCTATCACGGAGAGATCCAATTCTTTATCGATCCGATCGTTTCGACAATAGATTTTTATACGAGGTCCTGCCAGACGGGGCCTGGGAGGGGCGGCCTTGCGTCATAGTAGGGGGCGGTCCCAGCCTGCGGGGGTTCGATTTTTCCCGGCTGAAAGGATTTCGGACGATCGGAATAAATCGCGCCTTCGAATTTTTTGACCCAACGATTATTTTTTCAATGGACACCCGGTTTTTAAACTTCATATATCAAGGCCGATATGAACGGATCCCAGACGGGGCCGGCGCCCGGGAAAAATTCCACCAGTCAACCTCATACAAGGTCTGGCTCTGCACGTATACCGTTAAACTGCCGGCGGAAATTTTCATAGTCCGGGTTTTTCGGAATTATAAGGACGGCCTGCGGGCCTTTCCCATGACAAGCCGGGCGGGGATCGGCCATGGGAATAATTCCGGATATGGGGCCCTGAATCTGGCGGTTTGCCTGGGCGCCAATCCGATTTATCTGCTGGGGTTTGATTGCAAGCATTCAGACGGCCGATCCCATTTTCACGACGGCCACCCCAGGAAACAAAAAGAAGAAACGGCCGTAAAATTCGCCAAATTTTTCGAGCCGGCGGCCCAGGCATGCCGGCAAAAAAAGACTACGGTTATAAATCTGAATCCAGATTCCGGACTCGAGGCTTTCCCGAAGAGATCACCCGAGGAGGTCCTTAATTGAAACAAGGTAAAATCTGGGGTTTGACGCAGGAAATCCTGCGGACGCGGACGGTTTCGGCCCACCATATCAGCGCACAGGCCGGCGGGTTTTGTTCGGAACACCGGCATGAATTCAAATCCAATATTTTTTATGTAATTTCCGGGCGCCTGCTGATCACGATATGGCGGGAGGTGGACGGGCCCCATGGACCCCAGGAAATCCCGGACCAAACAGAGATCGCAGCCGGCGAGTTGACGGCGGTCCCAGCCGGCGCCTGGCATAAATTCGAGGCCCTGGAGAACACCGAAGCGATCGAATTTTACACGGTCGCCCTGCAGGACCCAGACATCGAGCGGCGTTCTACCGGCGGGATCCTGGGAAGGATTTCGGGCTGATGCGGGTTTTAATGTATTCCCGGACCCCCCTGGCCGCGGCGCCCTGGTCGATTTGGCGGGCCCTGCGGAAATATACAGACATTAAAGTTGACCTGGTCAACGAAAGGGACCGATACCGGGACGGGCGGATTTTTCCCCATCATCTCATGCTGCATGACTTGAACGGGAACGCCAGCCGGCTTTTTCGCCAGGCGGACATAATCCATTTTCACAATTACCTACCAGGGACCTTTCCCGGACGGACCAGGGGACAGAAAATTCTTGCTCAATTCCACAGCCTCCCGCGGCTGGGAAATTGGGAGGCCCTATGGTCGGCTGCGGATATTCATTACACGATCGACCAGCCGGGACAGATCGCGGAATACAAAATCCCCGGACTCCCAAACATAATTGACCCGGACGAGCTGCGGCCGATTCGAAGAGAACCGAAAATCAGGATCGGATTCGCCCCAACCAGCCGGACCCATATCGGGCGGCCGGATTCGAAGGCATATCATGAGGTCGTAAAAATTCTGGATCGAATAAAGGGGGCCCGGGATGTCGACGTTGACCTGATCGAAGGCGTGCCGTATTTCGACAACCTGCGGAGAAAGCAACGATGCCACATCCTGATTGACGACATTGTCACCGGGAACTGGCACCGGACCAGCCTTGAGGGGTTTTGCATTGGAGCCGCGGTCCTGGCCCGGGTCAATAAAATCCCGTTTTGCTTCACAACGCCCCGGACTTTAGAGGATCGCCTGATTTCTCTTATTGACGATCAAGTCACCCTGGAAGATTTTCAGCGGCGCGGCCGGGAATGGATTTTAAAAAAATGGCACCCGATCGAGAAAATCCAGGAATACATTCGGGCCTATGAAGCGGCGGGGGAATTATGATCGATATTGATATCGGGATCCCGACCTGCGCCAGGCCGGACGCGATAAAAAAGACCCTGGCATCGATCCGGAGGTCCCGCTTCCCAGCGGACCGGCTGGGGATAACCATCATCGTCGACGGGAACCCGGCCCTGAAAACCGAAATCGAAAAAATAGAGCCATACGGCGCCAGGTATACCGTTATTTTTAACGAAAAGAGGATCGACTGGCCCAGGTCGATCAACCGGGCCCTGGCGGAAACATTCCACGCGGACGCTTTCTTGTACGGCGCCGACGACATCCAGTTTGATCCGGAATGTTTGGCGATCGCCGCGGCCAGGCTCGAGGCCGGCCCGGAAGGGCTGGGCGGGGTAGTCCAGATCGCCCAGGACGTCGGCGGCTGTTCAAGCGCATTCGGTTTGATGGGGCGGGGGTTTATCGATCGATTCCCAGGAAAAGCGGTCATGTGCCCGGATTATATCCATTTTGGGGCGGATTTTGAGCTGGGCCGATTCGCCAGGCGGGCGGGGGCCTGGATCCCTTGCCCCATCGCCAAGGTCAGGCACGCCAGGAAAAAAGACAGAACCCACCAGCTGGCGCAGCAGGTCAAAGCGAGGGATCTGCACACGCAATCGGCCAGAGCGGGCAAGGGGTTTTTATGGGGATCTGATTTTAATCGGATCCACCCGGAGGCGGAATGAAATCGATCGATTTTGAGCGGGACGAAGGTCAAAGATATTACCCGACCCATTATCTATTTTTTATAAATTTGGCACGGGCCGCCGGCGTAAATGTCAGATTCACGCTACCCCCCCGGGCTGATTCTCAAAAAGGCACCGGCCGCCGCGGATTTATTTTTAAATATTACGGCCAGGATGTCCTGGTCGATTTTGGGGATCACCCCACGGAGGCCGAGGATATCGACAATTTCGGGACCGTTTTCCGATACCACTATTCTAAACGGCGCCATGGGCCACGGGAAAATGTTTTCCCGTTGACCCCGATATCATTCCACAATTGGGGCCAGTTTTCCCGGATGCGGAAAAAAATCAACTATCGGGCGAATGCCCCCTGGATTCTGAATAATCAGCGGCCCCGGCATGCGGCCGTTAAGCGGCGCCGGCGGGCGCAGTTTATTCTAAGGGAAGCATTCGGGGCGAAGGCTGATTTCAGCATGACCGGACAAGAGGCTTTTTGGCGAAAAATAAACAATTGCTTTTTGTCTGTTTGCATCCCCGGCGCCAGGGAAACGATCCTGGACCGCGGCCAGCTGCAGCAAATGGCTTTCGGCTGCGCGACGCTGTCGACCCCGCTTGATATCGTCCTGCCGGATTGGAAGGAACCAGAGCCGGGGGTTCATTATTTGACCTGCAGCCCAGATTTTTCCGACCTGGTCGGAACAATAGAAAGATTCGAAGACCGCCGGCGGGATTTGCGGGAAGTCGGAGCCAACGCGGCCCGGCTGTTCCAGGAAAGTTGCATGCCGGCGCGGGTTTGGGATTGGATCGAGCGGACGCTTGACGGGAGGAAACGATGAATTTAGCGAAAGCCTACCCTGGGATTTTAGACGAATATCTGCAGATCGCCCGGGACATGGCCCGGGAAGATGCGGACATTTTAAAAACCGATTGCTTCAATGAGGCGACCGGGCGCCCGATGGCCGGGGGGATCGCCGGCAACATTCCCGGGAACGTCCGCCTGGTCGAAATCCGGGCGGATTATGTCAAGGCGGCAAAGCGGGCCGGACTGGACGCCCAGCTGGCGGACATCCGCCGTCTACCATTCGAAAACGGGGCTTTCGACCTGGTCCTGGATTTTTCCACAATCGACCATGTCCGGGACTGGCGGCCGGCCCTGGCGGAATATCAGCGGGTCATGCGGCCGGGGGCCAGGATTGCGGTCGTCGTCTGGACCATGGAAGCCCTGGAACATATGAGGGGCCAGTTTTATTTCCCGGAGGCGGGATTCCGGCGGGACTTCCGCGGCCGGTTTGGGATCAAGGAAGAGCGGATCCTTTATCAGGACCGCCTGGCCCAGCGCCGGCGCCGGCTGATAGTTTTTACCGGGTCGATTCCGGGCCCGGCACCGAAAAAGGAAAAGCCGGAAGAGCCGGCCAAGCCGGAGCCAAAACCAGCCCCGGCCGAAGACAAGCCAAAGCCGGCCACGCCCAAGCCCACGCGGCGCAGCCCCGCAAAATCGGCCGCGAAAAAGAAGACCCAGACCAGGACAAGGAAAAAGGGATAAAGTCGCCGTATACGGCGCCACGTAAAGCCAGAGGCCTGAATGTACGAGAAATTAAGCGAGCTTGCGCCTGACTTTCATGTCAGGACGCCAATTCAGCCGATGCCCCGGCTTGCCGGTCAGCTTGGGATTGAAAATCTATATATAAAGCGGGACGATTTGACTGATTTCCTGGGGAATAAAACCAGGCACGCAAAATATTTGATTGCCTGGGCCCGGGCGAAAAAAGTCGAGCGCCTGATTATAAAGGGGAGGGGAGATTCAAACACGGTCCGGATATATGCGGCGGCATTCAAGCGGGCCGGGTTCGACGTTCACCTGGACCTGACATCGCCGGCAGCCGGGGGGAACGGCGCCGCCATCCGAATGATTCGAAGCCTGAGCGATGGCCCGGCCAGGGAAATCAAGATCCGATATGATCAGCTGAAAGAATATGCGGCCCTGGGATATTTCGAGGCGGCCGGGGAAATCCTCGAGGACATGCCGGACGTCGATCTCATTTACCTGTATTCGTATGACGCCAGCTGGATCGGGCTTTCAATCGGCCTGTGGGCCCGGGCGATCGACTCGAAGATTATCGCAGTCAGAGGGCCCGGAGCGCCAAGCGGCGCATTGGGGACCGCGGAAGATAAAGCCTATATCAATCAGATATATGAGGCGGTCGAGGGGATGATCGGATGCCGGGTCCTGGCCCGTAACATTGACCAGCGGGAAATCAAGGGCACTTACGGGATAACGGTCCGGGACGTCCTGAATTTAGAGGGGGTCCTGCTGGATCCGGTTTATACCGGCCGGGCCATGGCGGCCCTGATTTCAGACGCCCGGGAGGGGAAGATCCCAGCCGGCGCCAAGGTCCTGTTTTGGCATACCGGGGGAGTTTTTAAAAATGAATAGCGATCGAGCCAAGCGCCTGGAATACATGGCCGACCCCGAGTTTAAACTAAAATGGGGCCTGGTATATTGGGCGGTCCGCCAATATTCCAGATGGCGACCGCGGATTTTAGATCTGGGCTGCGGGCCGTTTCCATTCCCCGACCTTTTCCCGGAGGTCGATCCGGACTTTTACCTGGGGATTGATTCATACGCCCCAATAATTCGAGGCCGGCAGGAAACGGAGTCGATCAGATATGTCGTCGGGGACATCCGATCCCTGGACGGCGCCGCCCTGGCTGGCGAGCATGGCTTTTTGATTTGATTTTATGGGCCGGGGTGGCATGTCAATGGAAGGAATGGCAGCGGATTATCCCAAGAATACTCCCGGCCATCGGAGAGGGGGGCGCCCTGATTATGGAATATTGGGACCAACCCCCGGATCTGGAAACCAGAATGGCGGGGATCTGTGGGATCACCCACGTCAACGGCTGCGGGCTGCAGGCCGATTACGCCCCAGAACAGCACGCCCCCACGATGCCGACCGTTTACCGCCGGCGCCTGGAGATTTTCATCCGGACGCCGTCCGATCGGCCGGTTTTTATTCGCAGGAGGCGGAAATGATGGCCGGGGGAAGCTGGTTTCTACCATCGGGGAAATCGAGGGAAAGGCGATGAGCGGATATCCGAATGCCCTGATTATCGGCACGATGCGGGGGGGGACGACTTCCCTTTTTCGATATCTGACCCGACATTCCCGGATCCGGGGGCCTGTTCGGGCCCACGCTGGGGACAAAGAGGTCAATTTTTTCGATCGAGAATTCAAGCACGGCCTGAAATGGTACGGGGAATGCTTCCCGGCGCCCATCCCAGGCGGGATTTTGATCGAGGCCTCGCCGGGGTATCTTATTGAAGAGGCCGTCCCGAAACGGGTCGCCAGTATTTTCCCCGATCGGAAATTCATGGCCGTTTTGCGGGACCCTACGGCCCGGGCCTGGTCCCATTATTGCCATTACCGGGACCACGAGCTGCGCGGGATGAGGGAAGAGGACCTGGTCGACATGGCCGGGCGGATCACGCCCCGGGATGCCGTTATCCTGGACTCGAGGGGAGGCCGACCCTACCCGAAGGCGCGAATTTTTCAGTTTGGGTTTTACGCTGCGGCCCTGGCCCGATGGTACAAATATTTTGACCCGAATCAGATTAAAATTATTATTTCGGAGCGATTTTTTCAGGATCCCAGCGCGGAGATCCTGGGGGTTTTGGAATTTTTGGGACTGCCGGCGGAGGACCTGGGGCCATTCGATAACGTCGACGCCCTGCGGAAGATCCGCCCCAACGTCAAATATCCGAAGATTCCCCAGCCGATCCGTCAAGCCCTGGACGATCTTTATATCCCGCAAAACGCCGCATTCGAGCGGTTAACGGGGATTGAAACGGGGTGGCCGATATGAGCTACGACGGACTTTTAATCAACACCTGCACGACCCGGGCCCGGACGGTCGATAAATACAACCAGGCTGTTTTTACGGAAACGGCGGGGATTAAATGCCGGATCATGTATGGAGTCAAGACGGTCCGGGACGAAGCGGGGGAAGAGGTCGTCTCAACGGCGAAAGTTTTTTTTAAGCCGGCCGCGGTCGTTTCGGGATCCGACCAGGTCAAGCTGCAGGGGGAAACCCGATGGCGGGCGATTTTAAAAATTCTCCGCCCCCAGGATTCAACGGCGAGCCACCATATAGAGGTTTATGTCGAATGATAAATAAACAGGATCACGGGCCTTTTACTCTGGATACGTCCGATTTTGACATAAAATTTCAGAAATTGGTCAAGGATACGATTCCCGGCCTGGGCCTGCAGGGGGCCAAGCGGGCGGCCGCGGCCCTGCTGGCCGACGCCATCCAGGACGAGCCCCGGGTCCCGCATTTACACGGCCACCTGTGGCGGTCGCAGCTGATCGGGGAGCCGCGGATCGAGGGGAAAGGGGTCGCCATCACGGCCGGATTCAATACGCCGTATGCCGCCCGGCTGCACGAAGCGCCGGACGGATGGAACTGGACCCTGGAGGGATCCGGGCCGAAATATCTTGAAACCAGCCTGATCCAGAATTCAGAAAAATATATGAAGATCCAAGCGGAAACCATCCGAGGGGGCGCCCGATGATCAAGGAAATCGCGGAATTCATCGAGGGGTTTTCCGGCTGTGATTGGGAGCTGGGCGTTAATCTTTTTGTTGGTTTTCTTCCGGAAAAAGACAAAAACGGAAACGAGGTCGGCGATCAGGTCGCGGTCATCCTGGAGGCGTCCGGCGGCCAAGCGGTCGGGGAACTTCCCGACTGGAAGGATCCGCTTATAATCCGGATCCGGAACCGGGCCCGGGATTATCACGATGGCCGGGAGGACGCATACTGCATTTTCGATTCGATTCATGGGACGGCCGGCTGGCGGCTTCCGGTCGTCGATGGGCCGGAATACAAGGCCCTGGTTATCGATGCCGCCAACCTACCCTATCCGATTGAAAACCCGTCGAACAGCGGGTTTTTTATATGGCAGACGGATTATAAAATTTCGATCACGTCCGCCGAGTAAAAAAAGAGGAGGCCACTATGCCGCAGTTACCTTTTAAAGACAAGGGGCCCTGTGAGGTCGTTTGGGATTACGCGGGGACCCCGCTTAATCTTTCGCCTTTCCTGGGGACTGTTTCCCTTCGAACGACTGACGGGATTTCCACCGTCGAGGAGGAGGGATACGGGACGACCCCGGTCGACGCCGTTTTTACTGGGACCAATGTCGAGCTGGAAATCCCGATGGCCAGGTCGACCCTGGCGCAGCTGAAAACCCTGCTGGCCGGAGTCGAGAGCGGAGAGCATGGGAACATATTCAAGGCGAAGGCCGGATGTGATATGTACACCAACGCCAAGCAGGTCGTCATCAAGCCCATGTGCGACAACATCCCCAGCACCACGGAAAGCGAATGGATCCTGCTTTACAAATGCTATCCGTACCGGGATTTCGACCTGCAGTTTGACCGGGATTCCCAGCGGATCCATATGGTCAAGTTTTTGGTTTTCGTTAATCTCGATTCCGGATACGAAGGCCGGCTGTATCAGTATGGGGTCGCGCCGTAAAGGCGGGGGGGGCGATGTGAGCGGAACCCGATTAAAACTATCCACGAAGCAAAGCCTTTTTCCGCCCATTGAAATCGAAATCGACGGAACTGTCTACAGGTCGAAAAAATTCACCCCCGGGATCATCCGAAGCCTGGAAGAGTTGACGCCGGCCGCCATCGCCGGAAAGGTCGACGCGGTCATCGAACAGATTCAAGTACTTTATCCGACGATCAAGGCCGAAACCCTGGAAGACCTGGACCTGCGGGAATTAATGGACCTGGTCGAATACACACAGAAACGGATTTATGAGGATCAGAAAGCCGGCGCGGAGAAAACAAAAAAACCGTCCGGGCCTGGGTCGAGCGGGCCGTCAGGATCGCGGCCGAATTCCCCGGCGAAGGGTCAATCGGGGAAATCCTCGAAAAAGACGTCCGGGAAATAACTTTCCTTGATCGCCAGGCCCGGATCCTGGACAAGGTCCGGAAATTCGATGCCATCCATGCCGCGGTCCTGGGCATGGTCGGCGGGAGCGCTTGCCAAGATGAAATGACGAGGTTAAATTTTCAGATTCTCAATCTGCAGACAGGGGGGGACTGATGGCCTATCGCGTGATTTATTCATCACGCCCGGGAAAGTTTTTGCCAAAAAGGCCGAAATTTCCGCCGCCTGAAAACCCCCTGCTGCGGATTTTGCTGGATATGGCGGCCGCCCGCCGGCTGGGGTTGACATACGAAGAATATCAGGACGAAGAGATGAGGGAAAGCATGGAATCGGCCATCGCATTCGGAATTATTTGGCCGTTGCCGGGGAGGAAATAAGATGGCAGTCGGCGCATTCATGGCGGGATCCCTGGTCGCAAAAATGGTCCTGGATAAATCGAAATGGGACGCATCTGTCAAGGGCCTGGAGAAAGACGAAAAGGGGATGCGGGGCTGGGCGTCCCGGAATTCCGCATCGATCAAAAAGATGGGGACGGCCTTTACCGTCGCCGGCGGGGCGATCGTCGGATCGATCGGGCTGATGATCAGTCAATACACGAAGGCCGGCGACGAGGTCCACAAAATGGCGCTGCGGACCGGATTCGCCACGGAAACCCTATCTGAATTGAAGTACGCGGCCGAGATCTCCGGCGCCGATATCAACGCCCTGGAGAAAGGCGTCAAGCGGATGGCCAAGACCATCACCGACGCCAATGATGGGATGGCGACATACCAGCGGGCATTCGAAAGAATAAACGTCGATTATGCGGAATTAAAAAACCTGGGCCCAGAACAGCAATTTGAATCGATCGCCGCAGCCATCGCCAAGGTCGAGGACCCCACGGTCCGGGCGGCCACGGCGCAGGATATTTTCGGGCGGGCGGGGACTCAGCTGTTGCCCCTATTTGCGGCGGGGGTTGACGGCATGGAAGAGCTGCGCCAGAAAGCCCGGGAGCTGGGGGTCGTTTACGACCAGGAAGCGGCCGACAAGGCGGCCAGGCTGGCCGACGCCCAGGTTTCGCTAAAGGCATCCGTCCAGGGGGTCGCCTTGTCTCTGGCTGATACCCTGGTCCCAGCGGTATCAGGGATCGCAGAGAAAATCAGCGAGATCGTCGGGAAATTCAATCAATGGGCCAAAGAGAACCCCGTTTTGTCCGGGACGATCGTCAAGGTCGCCGCTGCCGCCGGCGGGATCCTGACCGTCGCCGGCCCAATTTTAATGATGATTCCCCGGATGATCGCCGGAGTCCAGGGGCTGGGGCGGGCTTTTGTTTGGCTTGCATCGAACCCGATCGGGCTGGTGATTGCGGCCCTGGGGGCCCTGGCGATTGGATATCTGAAAGTCAGGGACGCCCAGAAAAAGGCCGAACAGTCGGCCCGGAACGCGGAAGAGGCCAACGCCAAGCTGATGGACAAGTTGAAACGGTCGGCAGAGGCGGCCGGCGTTTCGGCCGAAGAGTTTGACAATCTGCGGCGGAAATACAAAGACAACGCCGCGGCCATGGCCATCAACATCAAGCGCGGCAAGGAAGGGAAAAAGATCCAGGAGGGCCTGACCAAAGTCGCCAAGGAATCGAAAGCGGCTTACGACGAACACAAAAAGAGCCTGGAAGTCAACGTCCCGGCCCTGGAAGATTTCACGGCCGGCCTGACCGACGCCGGCAACGCTGCGGCTGCGGTCACAGAAAAAACGAAGACCTGGACGGATTTTCTGGGCGACCTGGGACTAAAGACGATCGACGAGAAAAAGGAACGGGTCGCGGTCCTGGAAGGCTACCTCGAGAATTTACATCAGGCATACAAAGACGGTACGATCGACCTGGAAACATACCAGGCCGCCACGAAGGCCGCCAGCGATGAAATCCTGGACATGGCCACAGCGACCGAAACCGCCATCCCGCCGGCCCGGGATCTGGGGGATGTCGTCGGCCAGGCGGTCGACACGATGGAAACCAAAGTCGGCGATTTTTCGGCGACGGTCAAGGAAAAAACCACAAAGGCCCTGATTGATTGGGGATCATTTGCGGACGGCCTGCGGACAAAATGGTCGTCGACGATCGGCCAGGTTTTGTCCCGCTCGATGACGTTTAAAGAGGGGTGGGCGGGGATCGTCGATTCGATGAAAACCCAATTTTTCGATATCGTCGGCCAAATGATAAGCAAATTTACGGTCGATTTTATCGGGGGGGCGCTTTCCGGCGTCAAGGACCTGGCCGGCAGCCTTTTGAGTGATATCGGGGGGGCCCTGTCAAGCATATTCACGGGCGGCGGCGGAGGCGGCGGCGGGGTCGCCGGCGATGCCCTGACCAGCCTGACCGGCGCTGCGGCCAATTTCAGCCCGGCCGGCATTATCGGAAACGTCGCCGGCGGAATCGTTTCCGGCCTGGCCAGCCTGGTCGCCGGCAGCAAGACGAAGGGCGCCATCGATGCCACGAACCGGGAGCTGCACAACATCTGGGAAAATACTCAGCACCTGGTCAATGCCATTGTCCACAATGGAATTGCTATTTTCGAAGATATCAAGAAAAGCGGATGGACCCGGGAAAAGCTGCTGGGGTCGATTCAAAAGGTCAGCTGGAACCATACAAAGCACTTGCGGAGCATAGACGCCAACGCGAACGCGGCGGTTAAGATCCTGCGGGGTTTGAAAGGGGCCCAACATGGGGCCGTTTCTACCAACACGGAAATGATCGTCACCCACGGAACGACCGGGGATCCGGAGATCACGGCCAGATCCAGCCAGGTCGAAAACGTCATGCGGGAGATCGCCGAGAAAAACGCCGTAACCGCCGCAGCGGGGAAACGGGCGGCCGGGCCGATCACGGTTCAGAACATCGTGAAAATTGACGGCCAGGTCATAACTACCGACGAATACACCCGGCGCGAATTAATCCCAGCGATCGTCCGGGCGATGCGGGCGAATTTCAAGAAGACGGATTTAAAGCGGGCCCTGGAAATGGCATAGAGGAGAAAAGGCCATGGCCGTCAGATACTTGATTGAAAATATTATTGATGAAACAACGCTTTGCTGTACCAGCAGCGAGGATGATCTATACGTCAAGGAATTTTTATACAACAAGAGGCCATCAAAGCCGTTTCGATTTACTGGGGTCGGGTCCGCCGGGGATCCGGAATGGATTTGCATTGAATCGACGGTTTCCGGCGGGGAGCGGGTCACTTTCGCCGGAATCTTTAATCACAACCTGACGGCCCTGGCCGGCGGCAACGATGAGCTGCGCCTGAAATTTTGTTCTGATCCGTGCGAAGAGTCCGGGTCCTGCGATTGGGACGCCCCAGACGTCGAGATCGACCTAAAACCCCGGATGATCACCAACCGGAATGATTTATATCGGATCACGGATCAGACCTACCCATCGATCCGATTTGATTTCATAGACGAAAACAACGGGGACGGATTCATCGAAGTCGGGGAGCTGGTCCTGGGTCTGGTTCAATCATTCGGCGCCGGAGTACACCTGCAGCCGGGCCGGGCGGATGGACCGGCTTTCTACAGGGGGAACAAACGGACTGATTACGGGATGGACTGGCCCGTCAAGCTGGCCGACTCCGAACGCCTGGACCTGACTTTTGTCAACGTCGGAGATCCAACCGTCCAGGACGAGATTCAGACCTTTCTGCTGGCCGTTGAGAATTCCGGCGGGAAATTTATCATCGTTCCAGACGACGCCTTGAAATTCTGCTATTACGTCATGATCGACAAGGATTCCGATTTTGCCGAACGCGGGCCCTATTGCCCCACGGACGAATTAAGAACCTGGACGATGCCATTAAAAACGCTTTCGAAGGGGATCAGGCTTTTATGAATATCGCCGACGAAATCCGGAAGATCAACAAGCAAATTTTGTCTATTGAGATCCGGCTTCCGTCCGCCGGCGGCGGCGGGGGCGGCGGGGCCCCAGACGATGCCCAATACATAACCCTGGCGCTTGACGGCGACCTGACCCAGGAACGGGTCCTGGCTGACGGGGACGGGATCAACGTCGCCGACGGCGGCGCCGGCGGGAACGTGACTATTTCGGTTGACATGCTGGGGATCGAGGACCTGGCGGATCCCGGCGCGGACCGGGTCGTTTTCTGGGACGACGGGGCCGGCGCGACCGAATGGCTGCGAGCCACGGAGGGGGTCCAGATCAACGGGACGGATTTAACCCTGGACATCAACGGCCTGGGCGAAGATGCCGGCGCGGCTTCCGGGGATTTTTTCGTTTATTATGACGTGACGGACGGGATCCATTATAAAATCGATTATGATGACATGCCCGGCGGGGTTTCCGGGCCCGGCGCATCAACGGACAATGCTGTCGCACGATGGAACGGGGCCGGCGGGAATACCATCCAGAACTCATCCTCAATTCTTACAGACGCCGATTTTTTGGGGTTGAATTGTACGCCGTCAATCCGTCTCGATGTTGGGGGAATAACTAATTTCGCAGCTGCGGACGTGATCGGCGCGGCAACCGGGGGCGGCGATGTCTTGTTAGGGGGGGAGTCAACGGGGAGCCGAAAATGGTTAATTACAAGGGACGCGGCCCCGGGGACGCTTGAGCTGATCACAGTCAACGCTCTTCCGATTATTTTTATGACGAGCGGCGCCGAGAAGATGCGGCTTGATTCATCCGGAAGACTGGGGGTCGGCGATTCAACCCCCGTCCTTTTATTGGACGTAAACGGGCTGTCGGATTATGACGCAGCTTCCGAAGAATTCGGGGTCCATACGGACGGGGGAGACATTACAATCGGAGGCCTCGCCGCCGGAGCCCGAAAATGGATTGGGACAAGGACAAACGGCGGCCAATTCGACATCCTCACGACGAGATCCGTTCCAATCGTTTACTGGACAAATTCCACGGAGCGCGGAAGATGGGGAACGGGCGGAGCTTTCTTTATCGGGGACTCCTCGAATTCCGACATGACAATCGGGTTGACGATCAATCAAGCCGCTAATTCGGATGAAATCCTTACTCTAAAATCTTCGACTGTCGCGCATGGATTTACAGCACAAACGGAGACTGATTCTTTCATGACTTTTGTCAGAAAGAATAATTACGGAGGAGCGGAAATCACGGGATACTCTGAAGCATTGATGTCAAATTATACTCTTGGGTTTTCCGCGAAATCCGGACAGACCTTGACGACTCACGATATAAATCAAGAGGGGATGGTAACGGTTTACGGGATCAAATATACAGGGACCGGATCATCGGCTGCCGCCGCGAATTCTGGGCAAAATATTTTCGCCGTCCGGACATATTCCAATGCCGGCGCCTGGACAACGCTGCAATTAATATCGGAGGACGGGGCTTGGTATAATTTCGGATCGGCGTCCAGAATTTTTTTGAATGAAAACACGAACACGAATCAAAACATTGGCATTACGATTAACCAGTTGACTTATTCAACGGAGGCGATTTCTTTTAAAAAAACAGGAATCGCCCACGGAATGACGACGATAACCGAAACCGATACTTACGGATATTTAAAAATTCAGGATTCAAGTTACGGAGGGCTTTCTGTCGCCGGATTTTTAGAGAGCGGCGCGTCCTCGAGTTTTGCTCTTGACTTAGCCGGGATCAGTCGGAAATCATACACCGGAAAAACGTCCGCAAGTTATGCCCCCGTCATGATTCACGGGCTTTATTCATCCGGGACGGGATATTCTAACGCCCCGGCAGACATGAATGTTTTCGGGGTCCGGACTCTGGACAACGGGGGAAGCTGGTCAACGCTCTATTTGATCGATGAGGACGGGGATTCCTGGCAAAAAGGCGGGGCGATATTTTCCGATACGGTTTATATAAACGACACATCGAACGCCGACATGACAATCGGGTTGACGATAAATCAGGGGTCGAACGACGACGAGATTTTTACTTTTAAATCCTCGGATATTGCCCATGGCTGTACGACATACGCCGAAACCGATTCATACGGGGTCTTTAAAAAAATAGATGGAAATCAGGGGGGGGTTGATTTCCGGGGATTCTCAGAGTACAGATATGGTTTTAGAATGATGGCTTTCGTTTCTTCATTCGGAACAGCCCAGGGATCAACGTCCGTCGGGGCGATCGATAACATGGTCTATCTGATCTCCGGAACCGGAGTGACGAATGTAACCGCGAACGGAAATTTATGGACTCTCCGCTGTCAAGAATCCGGGGCCGGCCGGACGAAAGCGATTTTTTGCCAGGATGGGGACTTGTATCTTGATACGGCCCTGAATGAAAATGCATGGGACGACTTCGATGATCCGGTTTTATGCGCCGATCTGGCCCGGGTCATGTCCGGCCGATGGCGCGAAGTCGAGAAATACTCCGCGGCCAAGATGCGGAAAATTGGGATATTAAGCCCTGGTGGGATGTTTCCCGTCAAGCGGACATCAATGTTGACATTCGGCGCGATTCATCAGATTTACGAGGAAAACCAGGCCCTGCGGCAGCAGGTCCGGGGCTTAACAGATAAAATCAAAAGATTGGGGGCACCGGCATGAAAATAGGAAATATCGACATGGTTTTGACTGATTACGAAGGATTCCCCATCATGGAGAATTATCCTGATCGAGGGGATCCGGGCCCAGACGGGCGCCCGAAGATCAAAGAGCGGGCCTTGACTCTA